CGAGATGCAAATTCAAAAGGATATATTGTTTGTTTGTCCGGTAAATATGTAGGTCAGCGAAAAACTAGAATAGAGTGGTCCGAAGTTTTATCACTAAACATTTACAATATATCATCACATCTTTCAGGTAAGAAATACAAAAACGGAATCAAAGGAAACTTTCTAAAATGGGAACACGATGTGGTGTAATGATTTTCTTCTTCACCCCATATTTATATCATATAACCAAAGTATTTTTTTTTTTGGAGACCTAAATGAAATTATCAAGTAGAAAAGAACTTCTGAAAGAATCAGAACTAACACTCAAATCAATCAAGAAATCCTTGAATGAAGCCGCTGTCCCACAAAGTAAAGTGGAAAAAGTAACTCAATGGATGAAAGATGCCATTCGTCTTGTTGTAGATAAAGACCAACAAAAAAAATATGATAATAGTGTTGAAGCTTTCTTCCGTTATCTTGAAATACAACAAGGTGCATCGTTGATTGATGGGAAAAAGTATGCAGACAGAGCACGAGATTCTTTTTATGAGTTGGAAATGATAATATCAAAGGTAATCCAACAAAATAAAATACTCAAAAAGATGGAAACAGAAATACCAGAAATCACAAATATTATGCGCGCAGTTGAAAAAGATTTGAAAACAAAAATTTGAATCCGATTTGAAAAAGATGAAATAACAAAAGGGAACTTCGGTTCCCTTTTTCATTTGGAAATCTCCCGAAAATTTGTTATTTTGTTCTTTGCCCCATATTTATATCATATAACCAAAGTATTTTTTTTTTTGGAGTTAGAGATGGATAAAATTCGTTTGAAAAAATTGGCGGGATTGATAACCGAGTCAAACAAAAAACCTTTGGACGAAGGTTTAATTTCGTCGTTATTCAATAAAGTGGCGAAGAATTTAGTCAATAAAATTGAATCTACCAAATTCAATAAAGAAACATTGATCGGACTCATGGACACTATGCTCAAAAAAATGCGTAAAGAACTGGAAAAACAAAATACATCAGCTGATACTAAGTCGTCTACTTCAGATATACTCGACCAAGTTGAAAAAGATACTCGTGCAAAGATTGAATCGGGTCAACTAACTACTTTCAACGAGATAGAAAAATACGCACTAATGCAACTTATGAATTACACCAAATAATGGAGTCCAAAATGAAATTGTCAAGTAGAAAAGAACTATTAAAAGAGGCATCTCTCTTACTCAAAGAAATCAAGAAATCTTTGAACGAAGATTTAGGAAGTTTCAAAAAAGCCGGAATACCAGATGAATTTTCAAAATATCTGCTGAGAACCCTTGCTTTTAAACATGACTCAGAGATAGAAACTATGACTGCAAAACCAAAGGCAAGTGATTTAAAATCTGGTGTTATATTCATAAATGTAATATCACCGACTGAAGTTCGTTCCATATTCAAAGGAGGTTCTGACCTTTATTACAGAATAGATTATTCTGAGTCTACTGGTGCTAAAACTACATCATACGCATCAAATCTTAAAAACGCACTATCGGGTATTGGTACTGGTAAATACTTCCGAATAAGAATACCATTGAGTGTTATTAATGGATTTGCACGAAAGGCAAAACTAACTCCAGACCAAGTAAAATCAAAATCAACTGCTGACGCACTTGCTGGTAGTGATGAGAATATTTACGGATATATGAATGATGTCTTTATGAAAGGATTGAAACCAAAGTTGGAATCAATGATTGATGACATATTCAATAATCTTCGTAAAATGTCAACTGCAAAAAATAAAGCAGGCTACAAATCAGAACAACAAAGTGCACTAGACGATGCGGAAATGATTCAATCTATAATAGATAATGGATTTAACAGAAATAATATGGAACAGTTCTTGTCCACTTTGAACAAAAAGAAGTATAAACCAGCTACTGGATTCGGTTCTATTCCTCAAAATGAAAAGAAACTAAAAGATGTTCTCAAAAATGTACCGAATGCACGTGCAAAATGGGCGAAAGTTGTTTTAGACATGGCAACAGAACTTCATAAAAAATCTATGGAACTTATCAATAAAGCGAATAAATAATTTGAAAAAGATGAAATAACAAAAGGGAACTTCGGTTCCCTTTTTCATTTGGAAATCTCCCGAAAATTTCATATATTGTAGTCCATTCAAATTCACACGGAATACATTATGATGATTCGGAAATACAAAGACCTACTCAAAGAAGTAGAAGAAGAACATAAAAACGCAGATAATCTCCACCGAGATAGTAGGGTTCTCGTAGTAGATGGAACAAATTTGTTCATCCGTGTATTCTCCGCAATTCCAACACTCAATGAAGATGGACAACACGTAGGTGGACTTTCAGGATTCATGAAATCACTTGGTGCCACAATTCGTATGGTAAAACCTACGAGAGTTGTAGTTGTCTTTGATGGTAAGGGTGGTTCACATCGTAGACGTAAAATCTTTGATAACTACAAAGAACGTCGAGCAATTAAGTCCCGTCTCAATCGTGCAGTTGGATTTGAAGATTTAGCTGACGAACAGGCATCAATGAAATTCCAAATGGTTCGTCTTTACGAATATCTCCAAAATCTTCCACTCACAACAATCGTGGTTGACCATATTGAAGCTGATGATGTTATCGCTTATTTGGCATCCTACTTCAAGGAAAAGATTTACATCCTATCCAATGACCGAGATTTTCTCCAATTGGTTTCAGAGAATGTAAATGTTTATGTTCCTACACAGAAAAAAATGTTCAATCAAGAGAATCTGTTGGAACAATATTCCGTGTGGTCTGAAAACTTTACAATCTTCAAGGCATTACTTGGTGATAACTCTGATTCTATTCCGGGAATAAAGGGTATGGGTGAAAAGACAATTCTGAAACATTTTCCTGAACTTGGTGAACGAAAGAAGATTGGATTGGATGAATTTATACAAATCTGTGAATCATATGATGGTAAGGCAAAGGCAATGTTGGAATTGAAACAATCTATTCCACAATTGAAACGAAACTATGAGTTGATGCAGTTATTGGATGTGGATATACCCGCATCAACGAAATCAAACATACGAAATATGGTTGATGGTGAAATTTCTAGTATGAATAAGATTCAACTTGATACATTGTGTTTACAAGATAAACTCCGTGCCGTAATGAATGGTTGGGATGATTGGTTATCCACAAACTTCAAATCGTTGGATTCGTATAGAACTAAAACTATGGAATAGATAGTTATAAACATAAGGCCGTGGAATTCATTTGATTCGTAGTTTGTTTCTCAGCTCCTACACAATCGCTCCGAATCCACGGCTTTTCTTTTTCAATTTGATATTTATTAGTAGAGAAACAAACTACATATCAAATGAATAGGAGAACGTTATGGTCATTTATAAGACCACCAATTTGGTGAATGGTAAACAATACATAGGTAAAGACGGACACAATAACCCAAATTATATTGGGTCTGGTTCAATTCTGAAAAAAGCAATCAAAAAATATGGTCGAGATAATTTCAAAAAAGAAATCATAGAAGTGTGTGATTCGAAAGAACACTTACTGATTCGTGAGAAATACTGGTTGGATTATTACGATGTTGCGAACAATCCTATGTTTTACAATTTACATAATCATAGTTATGGCTCCGCTCCAGGAGATAGAAGTCCTAGATTCGGAAAGAAAATTTCAGAAGAACATAGGATGAAATTGAAAAAGTATATGACTGGTAAAAAACTTAGCGAAAAAACTATCCAAAAATTGAGAGAACTGAATCTTGGTGAAAATAATCCCAATTATGGAAAACATCCATCCGATGAAACTAGAAAAAAATTGAGTGAATGTAGACGTGGTGAAAAAAATCCCTTCTATGGGAAAAGACATTCGGAAGAAACCAGACAGAAAATAAAAGACGGACTGGCTGCATCAAATAAGACGCCCTATTTGAAAGGGTATGTTGTCTGTGTTAGTGGTCAATATAAAGGACAACGGAAAACCAGCAAAGAGTGGTGTGAGTTATTGCATATAGAGTGTAGTAATTTTTCATCACATCTTTCCGGTAAGAAATACACAAACGGAATCAAGGGGAACTTTTTCAAGTGGGAATACGAACTTTGATTTGGAAGATTCAATCTACTTTCGTATATTGTAGTCATAACTAAATCAACATATACGAACGATAACAAATGCAAGATACACTTTCGGAATACGGGCATACATTTCAAACAAAAGTTATTTCCTGTCTTATTAGTGATAAGGCGTTCTTGGGACAAGTCAGTGATTTATTAGAACCTGGATACTTTGAATCCCAATCCAATAACTGGATAGTAGAACGTATTTTAGATTACCATCGTAAGTTCAAATCTCAACCAACCCAAGAAGTTTTCAAATCTCTTCTCGTTCCGATTGAAGATAAACTACTCCGTACTGGAATTGTAGACAATCTCAAAGAGGCGTATAAACTTCAAAATTCACCTGACTTGGAATATGTCAAGAGTGAAGTGATAGAGTTCTCGAAAAATCAGCGTATGAAGTGTGCGATTTTGGAATCGGTTGATTTGCTGAAGAATGGTAAGTTTGAGCAGATAAAGAAAAAAATTGATTCTGCGATGAAATTAGGTGCTGATAAGGATGTTGGTCACGAATACAAAGACCAAATCGAAGAACGATATTCAGAAGGTGCTCGTAATTGTGTTGCAACAAACTGGGACGTTATCAACGATATTATGTCAGGTGGTCTTGCTGGTGGTGAGTTAGGTGTTGTAGTTGCTCCTGCCGGTGGTGGTAAGAGTTGGGGTCTTATCAATGTTGCTGCTAATGCGGTCAAACAAGGTAAGACGGTTATTTACTACACACTTGAATTGAATGCCTTCTATGTTGGTAGACGTATTGATGCTTACCTTACAAAGATTCCATTCCAAAATCTTCAAGAAGAACATTCTCGTGAACGAATCCAAGAAGCAATGGAAGGACTCGAAGGCAATCTCATCATCAAGTATTACCCTACGAGAACTGCCTCGATAACTACCATCACGTCACATATTGAGAAGTGTATAAGTCAAGGTAAGAAGCCAGACATGATTGTTCTTGATTATGCTGACTTGATTCGTCCATCGAAGGCTGGTGATAAGAGATTGGAATTGAATGACATCTACGAAGACCTTCGTGGTGTTGCTGGTGAGTATGATATTCCAATTTGGACTGCATCACAAGCCAATCGTTCTGCCACAGAAGAAGATGTGATCGAAGGTAATAAGGTTTCAGAATCTTACAATAAGGTTATGGTGTGTGACTTCATTATGTCTCTTTCCCGTAAGTTGAATGACAAGATTGGTGGAACAGGAAGATGGCACATTATCAAGAACCGATTCGGCCCTGATGGTATGACATTCCCAAGTAAGATAAATACAATGACGGGACATATTGAAATCTTTGAACCTAACTCTGACATCGGTAAATCTGTTTCACAATCTATGACCGGTGAAGGTATGGTAAAGAAAGCTCTTTCACAAAAGTTCAAGGAATTAGAAGGATTTTAAAATAAAATAATGGAAAAAATTTATGGCATATTTAAATACACCGATACCAATAGTAGACGCGTTCATTCGCGGTAACTTTTTAAGAGACCAAAAAGATTCACACGATAAAAAATTTCCATGTCTCATATTTGGTATGAGTACCATTCCAGCACAAGCCCCCCTGTTTCATTTTGTAATGGAAGATGGTGGGTTGTGGTGGAGGATGCCAATACAAGCTTTTTCTTGGAAACAAGATGCAGAAGAACAACCATTAGATGAACTTGTACTTTGGGATTCTTTTTCGTACCACGTTTCAGTTACACAATATCCTTATCTAAAAAATAGAAATGTAACTTTCACATCAAGAAGGCGTGTGAAATATGGCGGTAAGTATCTTTTTACTTTAGATTGGGCGGCATCAACTGACTCAGGCGATACAGATTTTCTATTCTCGGAATATCCGTCTCAACATAAATGTGGTCACTTTATAGCTATGGATAACGGTAACTTTGCAATTCAACCTAATAATAGGTTAATACTACATGACCCTTCATATACGATAAAAGAAGATATACTTATACACCGAATGTATAATAATACTGTATGGACAGCTGAAAGAAATCCTCGATGGGTAACTCCAGATACAGATAATATGCAGTATGACCACACAGATTTAGAAAAGGGAGAATCAAATAAGAAAAGGTCGGAAATCTACAATAAAGAGTTAGAATCTGATAAAAGTTAATTGGTAAAAATAATTTAAAATTTACTCAAAAATAACCGATTTTTTTATTCAAACGGTATAGTTATCTCTATACCGTTCTGTTTTAGAACAAAAAATAGACGTTTTTATTAAAAAATAATGTGGAGAAATCTATGGATATTAGCAACCGAATTCTTTCGGATATTACTGTATTCCAAAAATATGCAAAATACCTACCCGAATTGAATCGGAGAGAAACGTGGGAAGAGTTGGTGACGAGAAATAAAGAAATGCACCAAAGTAAATACCCACAACTTCACGATGAAATTGAATCTGCCTATAAGTTTGTCTACGATAAGAAGGTTCTTCCATCCATGAGATCCCTTCAATTTGGTGGTAAGCCAATTGAAATCAACCCATCAAGAATTTATAACTGTTCTTATTTACCGATTGACGACTGGCGCGCCTTTGGTGAAGTGATGTTCCTTCTTCTCGGTGGAACTGGTGTGGGTTTCTCTGTTCAAAAACATCACGTTGAAAAGCTACCACCAATCCATAAACCAAAGAAAGATCGTGAAAGAAGATTCCTAGTCGGTGATTCGATTGAAGGTTGGGCTGATGCAATCAAAGCCGTTGTAAAGTCATACTTCTTTAGCGGTTCATCACTTCGTTTTGACTATTCAGACATTCGTCCAAAGGGAACTCGTCTCATCACATCAGGTGGTAAGGCACCAGGACCAGAACCACTTCGTATTTGTATTGAGAAGATTCGTTCTATCCTTGAACTGAAAAACGATGGTGAAAATCTAACTCCATTAGAAGTTCACGATATTATCTGTCATATTGCAGATGCGGTTCTTGCCGGTGGTATTCGTCGTGCTGCTCTTATCTCTCTTTTCTCTGCTGATGATAACGAAATGATTTCGTGTAAGTTTGGTGCATGGTGGGAATTGAATCCTCAACGTGGACGTGCGAATAACTCAGCAGTATTACTTCGCAGTAAGATTACCGAAGAGTTCTTCAAGGAGTTGTGGAAGAAGATTGAACTTTCAAACGCAGGTGAACCAGGAATTTACTTCTCAAACGATAAGGACTGGGGAACAAATCCATGTTGCGAAATTGCACTCCGTCCATTCCAAATGTGTAATCTCTGTGAAGTAAACGCATCAGATGTGGTAGACCAACAAGATTTGGAAGACCGAGTTCGTGCTGCCGCATTTATTGGAACGCTCCAAGCATCATACACCGAGTTCCATTACCTCCGTCCAATTTGGCAAAGAACTTGTGAAAAGGATGCACTTCTTGGAATCGGTATGACTGGTATTGGTTCAGGTGTAGTTCAGAAGTTGGATGTCAAAACTACGGCAAAGATTGCAAAGGAAGAAAACGAAAGAGTTGCAAATCTTCTCGGTATCAATAAAGCTGCAAGAGTAACTTGTATCAAACCATCAGGAACAACATCATGTGTTCTCGGTACGAGTTCAGGTATTCATGCATGGCACAATGACTACTA